GGTCGGGGAGTGGGAGGACAAAATCACATGGGACGAAATGATGCAGGTCAAGCGCGAGATCGGCCACGGCGACAGTTACGCCGTCGAGGTTTACCCGGCAGACAAAGAAATTGTCAACGTCGGAAATCTCAGGCACTTATGGATACTGCCAGAACCCATAGTAGGATGGACAAGGTGAAGAAATGAAGATAAGCGGGATTTACGCCATCACCCAGATCACCACAGGCATTTCTTATATCGGTAGCTCCACAAACGTAAGCCGACGATGGAAGCGACACAAAAGCGACCTCGACTGTGGCAGACACCACGCTCCGTGGTTACAAAGAGCATGGTCGAAACACGGAGCTGCGGATTTCAACTTCAAGCTGATTGAAACCGTCGAACCACCGAATAGCCTTAGAGACAGGGAAAGAGCAATACTATCCAAAACAGAGCGGTCATTTAACACCATGCAGGCACCTGACCGAGAAGGAGTAATGATACACGGAGAGCAGACAAGACGGAAAATGTCCGAAGCACAAATAGCAAGATTCAAGAAAAACCCTAAAGGTCCAATAACCGACGAGCAGAAGGCACAGATAAGCGAAACACACAAAGACCGAAAGGCTACCGATGAAGCAAGAGCCAAAATGAGCACATCCGCGAAATTAAGAACCAACATCGACACAATGAGAGAGATGGGGAAAAAAGCAAACGCCAGCAGAACATACAGACCACTTAGCGATGAGCAAAAGCATAAACTCAGCATTGCTCACTATGGAAACAAACTCTCCGAAGACCACAAGTCCAAGATACGCCAAGGAATGGTGACCGCACACGCAACAGGTCGCCACAAAAATGGATTTCAACCCAAATCTGTACAGAGCGAGGTCGCGCCATGAGCCATGAGAGCCTCGCCGAAAAAGCCGTCCGAGTCCTCGCCATCATAGCCGCAAACGAGACCATGCTCCACAGGGTCAACGACATAGGCGACGCCACCGGATACTGCCAAGAGCACGCCCAGATCGTCAACGATCTCCACGCCGTACTCGGGTCTTTCGGAGCCCGCGCCTATAACCTGAAGCAGAGATATGATCGGTCAGATCGGGACAACAAGACCGCCCACCACCGGCAGCAGGAATACGAGAAGCTGACACTGGCCGAACGAGTCGCCGCCATCAATAAAACATGAGCGACAAGCACCCCTGTCCACACCGCCAAGTCTGCACGGAATGGAGGCGACCGTTTCACCGGAACAACCAACTGAAGATAAAGACCTGCGACGCAGACAAGGAGACCCGCTGTGACTGGAGCAAATACCTCACAGAGCACAAAATCCAACCGAAGCGATAGCCCGTACCTCGACCGACTCAAGGCGCTCCGCATTGGCGGATTTGTCAAGAGCGCCAACGACGAAACCAACGCACTGACGAACCGTATGGTCGCCGTATCGACCGGGATGGATGAATTTGAACGTAAAGTGGTAATGGCACGCACCCAAGATATCCGCAGCATGATCGCCCACAAATTGCAGCGCAAAGAAGAGGAAGTCAACGCAGCCAGCGACGACAGCGGAGTGCTCCGCGTCACTTGGAGGACGCCGTGACCACCGCAGAACTCATAACATCCATCAAGGCCCGCCACGACCGAGCCGCCGCGAACTTTGCCGGTCTCCCCGGATTCCTCAACCTGCCAGCAAACCTGACCATCGGCGACGCCATGCAACTGGTCGAGCGGATCGCTAACCTTGAGACCGCTCGCGACAACTGGCACGACAACTGGCGGGAGTCCGAGGCCAAATACGAGCGGGCCAAGCACAACATCCAACAGCCACGACCGGAATACTTTGTTGCATCCTCGCAGGAGCAAGCCAGCAATGCCTAAAGGATACGACCCATCCCGAGACATATTTATACTGATCGCCACCATTTTCGTGGTCGCGACCATCATTCATATTTTTGGCAGATAGCAAAAAAATTGCAGAGCGACGCCCACATAGGTAATACTGTTCCGCATAGTAAAACAACGGAACGGAGCGCCTATGAGACCCACCCCGCACGACCTCGTCAATCCGGTGGAGACCCCTGCCGGATTAATCGTCCCGAGCCGCAGCATGGAGTCGCTCGTCAAGGCCGAAGCCACCAAGCAGCGCATCCTCGACAACAAGACTAAATTCTTTTCCCAATTCTCCCTCAATTCCCTCGTCTTCGGAGCCCGCGAAAAGCCGGTCGGCACACCGCAGGCATCCATTCTTTACGAAGCGTCCGAAAAATCCTGTATCGACGCCATCATCATTCAAGCCCGCATCGACCAGATGAAACAAATCTGGGGCAAGGCCAGCAACGGGAAATCCAAGCAGGTCGGCTTTAAAGTCGTCCACGAGCGCCACGACGACAAGGACTTTAAGGGATCGAAACAGATCGACGAACGCTGCCGGGAAATGGAAGACCTCCTGAGCGACCCGAGCCCCGAGGAATACGCCGGAGTCTTCACTGACAGCAGCGGACAACCGTACCGGTTTTATCCGGAAGGACTGCGACCGCACCAGCGCCTGAAGGAGTTGATGGGAATCCTGACCCGGTCCGAGTTGATCATCGACCGGAAGGTGATCCGCCGCTACAAGCGAGCAGACGGCAAAGGCTACTCCTGCTTTCATTGGATACCCGGCGACAGCATCAAGAACGTCGACGAGACCCTCAAACTGTGGGCATACAAGAACGAACCCACTAAGAAGATCCAGCAGCACACCAGCGACAGGATGAGCGCCGCCTGCGGATTCGACATCGCGCAGGCCAGCTTTGTGCAGATGATCGACGGCATGATCGTCAACGCCTACACCGACAAGGAAATCTCGGTCCACATCACCAACCCAAGCGACCGTCTCAACCGGTGGGGATACGGCACCAGCCGACTGGAGATGAGTCTCGACGTCACCACGGTCCTGCTTTTCGCATGGAACTACAACCGGGAGATGTTCAAGACGAACTACCCAGAGCAGGTACTGACCGTCGCCGGAGACTACGACAAGGAAGGTCTCGCCGCCTTCAAGCAGCAGATACTCGGTGAGGCCGGAGGCGTCGGCAACAACTGGCGACTGCCCGTCATCCCGGCAGGCGATCCCAATATGTTCAAGATCGAAAGCATAAAACTGAGGGACACCCCAAAAGATATGCTCTTCGACACACTTATCCGCCTGCTTTTGATGGTCAAGTGCAGCGCATACGGAGCCCACGCCAGCATCCTGAACCTCGGGATCGACTCCGGCCAATCCGGTGGCTCAATGTTCGGCCACGACAACAGCTACGAGATCGAGAGCAGCGACGAACGATGGCTCAAGCCGAGCATTCAGGACAACTGCGAGTGGTTGACGGACGCCATCATCAAGCCCCGATACGACGACCTGAAGCTGGTCGTGGTCAACCTTGAGCCGGAGAACGAGAAGGAAGCCATTGATATCCGAGGAGCCCGCGTCAGCAAGTACCTGACTCGGAACGAGGCCCGGATGGAAGAGGACATGGACCCCATAGGTCCGGCATTGGATGAGGAAGGCGGAGACACAAACCCTTACAACTATCCTGCCGACGTTCCTGTGGTCAACTACATTAACACTTTCAACATGATGCAACAACAAGAGCAAGGCGACGGACAGGATGGTCCGCCCAACGACGCCCAGAAGTCAGTCGTCGACGGCAGCGTGCTCCGCAAGGCCAGCAGGAAGCAGACAGCGCCACCGGTCAAGTTTTTACAGATCACCTTGGAGGATTGACCATGATCCGATTCCTGCTCCTCAAGAGCACGCAGCCGGGACTATTCGACTTCGGCACTGACCCGAACCCGCACCACGTCGGATACACCCGCGTCAACGCCGAACTGGCCAGAGAAGCCCGGAGACTTAATAACGAACAAGGAGCATGACCATGAACGACCTACAGAAAGCAATCGACCACGCCGCCCTAGCCGCCGCCAGACTGATCAAGAGTCACGTCAGCGCCACCACCTACACCAACGCCAGCGGCACCACGGTCAACCGCAAGGAGTACGAGGACAGCCGAGCCGCCGCCCACGCCGCACTCAAAGTTGGAAATAGCGAGGAGGCAACAAAACACATCGGCAATATGGTGGCCAACAAAGACGGTCAACGCGACCACTCTGGCGACATGAGCGAAATGGCCGACAAGGCAACAGACATCGCCATGCGTCAAGGGACATTCGCCGCGCACAAGGCCGCGTCCAAGATTCACAAACACGCATCGGATGCCTTGAGGAACGACCTGCAAAACGATCCTGACCTGCACGGCGAAGACAGGGAAGCAGTAGAAGACATGGCCGACCACCACGATGAGCACGCATACCGCCACGGCAACAAGAAATACCGGGTTTGATTACTACCTCACGATACAGGAGATAACCATGAACACCGACAGCCTCGTCAAAGCCATAGCCCTCGCGGGATTCGCCTCCGCCAACCTCGCCAAGAGCCATGTTAAAGAGCATGAGCGCCACTCGGCCTCCGGAGCCGTCTCGCAGGTCCGCGCCTATGATGACAAACGGCAGGCCGCGCATGAAGCCTCCAGTAACGCCGAACGGCACCACCGGAACGCATACGCCAACGGAGCAAACGTCCTCGATATCAGGGACGCCGCAAAGAAGCACGCGAACGCCGCTCACGACCACATCGAGGCCGCGAACTCCGCGACAAGCAATAAGGACATCGACCACCACCTCGCCCAAGCCAACCTCCACCTGTCGAAACACTCGGCGCTCAACAACGACGCCCGAAAAGGCCGACAGTTTCAAAATTCCAACGAAGCCACAGTGAACGCAGATGCAGTCAGCGCCCACGCCTACAACGCCAGCCACCCCAACGGAAAGCAGGCGGACATGGACACGTCGCAGAAGTTGAACCGCACATCCGCCCTCCACCTGCTGGCGATGACAGAGCACCAGAAAGCAGAAGCATCCGCCAAGGAACTCGCAAACGAGGGACCGGCACACATGAAGGAAGCCGCACTCGCTCACGTCCAACACCACCGCGACATGGCAGTGAAGCACGGAGCAGAGGTCCAGCGGATCGTCGGTACATCCCTAAAGGCCCGAGACGCAGCATACGCAGCCAGCGCCAAGGCGGACAAAAGCAACATGGTCGGCGACCACGAGGCCGCAGCCGCAGCGCATCGCCATGCCGCAAAGCTGGACTACGACCCGGAGACCGCCGACGAGCACTCGCAGAAGGCCACGGAGCACACGGTCAAGGCATGGGACCTATCCGACAAGGACGACAACCGAGGCGAGCGCATGCACGGAGCGCCAGCCCAGAAAACCCACGATGAGACCACAAGAATAAAAACATTCCAGCCGCACCGACCACGTAGAGTATGAAAGCGACCATCCAGCACAACCTGAGCCCCGAGGAGTTGACCAAAGCACTCGCCCGACTCGCTGACGCCAGCGGAATCGGACCGGACGTCGCCGGTCAACTCCTCAAAGCCTGCGCCTGCGACGACGAACCGAAGGAGCCACGCGAGCCTGCCGTCGCCGGTCTCTTCTACCAGTTTCAGCAGCGATACCGGGAAGCAATGGATGACCTCCGCCAGATCATCGGCACCGGTCGCCACCTGCGTAAATCGGTGATCCTGACCGCCAGCCAGATCCGAGACGTCCTACAGACCATCAAGTCCCGTTTTGACTTCATGGCAGGACAGATGCAGACGGACTACCAGCCGGACGAGCCGACGCTCCAGCGATGGAAAGAGATGGGACTCTGCCCCCCGGAGACCACGCCGCTGACCTTCGCGGAGATCGTCGCCGGACCCGACGCCTACCTGATCCGGAACGCGTTTATATTTGGCCGACTCTGGGACGCCGTCGAGCGAGGGGAGACCTACCGCGACGTCCTCCGGTTGAGCAAGGAAATGCCGCTGCTGAAGCCAGACCTCGACGCCATAGCGGTCGCGGAGCGGGAGACCGGACTCTACATCCAAAACTTCGGAAACGATATCGCGACGGAGATAGGCCAGAAGTGGGCGCAACGGCAGGCCGACACCGTCCGGCAGATGGCGGTCGACTACCACCAGCGCACGCTGACCCGCCGCGTCATAGACCGGGAAGAGAAACAGGAACTCGGCGAAGAGATACTGGACCTGCCGGTCACGAACTGGCAGCAGTTATCCTCCGAGCTTTACCACACGATGGACGACAAGGCGAGGGACTGGGATCGTGTGGCTTTTTTTGAAATAAACAGCGCAACGAAGCAAGGCCACGCCCACGAACTCATGCGAATCATCGGACCTGACGCGTTAGTTTTCAGGAGACCGCTGCCAACAGCCTGCGCCCAATGCAAGCATTTACTGTTAGAAGCAGACGGACAAACTCCTAGACTGTTCAGGCTTAAAGATTTAATATTGAACGGTAATAACATAGGACGCAAACCGATGCCGACACGGAGTGGAAAAGTACACTCAACGGAAAGACCGGATGGACAGGAAACACTTAAGGCAACAGCCGGTCCTCTTCATCCGTGGTGTGGATGTAGCTCAATAAGAGAATACATAGAAGGGATAACTAAATGGCCCCAAACGCAGCCTCAACAACGAACAGAAGAATAAAGACCGAGGCAGGGTACGCCGAAAGTATCGTATTGGAATATAAAACCGGAAAATCAGCACTAGATGTGGCCCAAGTTTTCGGAATAACAGAGAAGACGGTTTTAAACCTCGCGAGAAAAGTAGGGATAACGCGACTTGTGAGGGTTTCGCAACAGGTCAAAGACGAAATTATAAGGCTTTACACTGAAGAACAAATGACCCCGCGAGAAATCGGACCGAGAGTCGGGATGAGCGAGGCAGCAGTAGGAACACACATCAACAAAAGCGGTAAAAGCAGAAGCGTATCAGAAGCCCAAGCACTTGCAGCCAACCGTCGTCCATTCAAGAAAGGCCGAGGCGGATACTGGCAGTCGACGAAAACCCAAAAGTGGGTTTATGCCATGTCCATCATGGAAATGCTCCGGATGCAGCAACTGGACGCCGACCCAACGGTGAAGACATGGGACCGATACGTCCCTTCCGTTGATTGGTCAGGAGGGAAATACGTCCCAGACCTGATG